GCAAATTTTAACTTTTCTTATTCATTTCAATTTTTTGTTAAAGATTATTATTTGTCATTACAGGAAATTGAAGGATATACAGGTGAAACACATTCAGTAATTTTTGATATATCTAATAAGCTGTATTCAAGTAGAATAAGAAAAGAATCGGTACAAATTTCAGATTATGATATTTCTGGTACTGGTGGTGCATGTAGTATTAATTTAAAGGATGACGGAAAAGGTTTAATGTATAGAGCTGATTGTTTATCTCCTCATGCTAAATGGAATTATGTTGGTCATATTTTTTATAGAGATGGTTTAGTAAATATTTTGCATCCTGGATTGTCATCATTTGGTGAAAACAACTTTGTTTTTGAGCTTAAGGGTGATCATAAGTTATTTACATATGAGATAAATGTCCCTGTGCAAAAAGGAGAGTTGAATAAATCAGTTAATAAAACATTTAAAAAGTTAAGACCATCTGATGGTTTATATGATATTGATGAAGAGGATTTTGTTTATATAACAGGTGTAAATTTACATGATGAAAATTTAAATATTGTTGCAAAGGCTAATTTTGCACAACCTATTGTAAAAAGACAAAGTGATCGATATAATATTAGACTAAAGATGGATTATTAAAATATGTCAATATGTATGGGTTTGGATATATCTACAAATATAATAGGGGTATCGTTATTTGAGAATAATAAATTAGTTTATTTAAATTACATTGATTTAAGAAAAATAGATTCTTTATTTAAAAAAGCAGATTTTGTTCGTAATAGATTTAATGAATTAAAAGAAAAATTTAAGGTTTCAAAAATTTCAATTGAAGAATCTGCACAATCTTTTCGAAAAGGATTTTCATCAGCACAGGTTTTATCAATCCTGTCAAGGTTTAATGGAGTTGTATCCCAGATATCATATGAAGAATTCGGTGTTGAGCCTATATATTATAATGTCTCAACGGCTCGCAAATCACTGGGGATCAAACTAGATAAATCTGGTGGAATAGATACCAAGGAGCAAATACTATCTTGGGTAAAAGCATTAGAAAATGATATTTCATGGCCTATAAAAAATATTGTTAGAGGTAAGAATAAAGGTGATGTAAAATTCGAACCAGCTTGTTATGATATGGCAGACGCTTATGTCATTGGCAAGGCAGCTGTAATAAATGAGCAAGAAGACAATAAGTGAAAAATTAAATTTCATTAAAAAAGTTGTTACTAATTATAAAAATTCAAAAGACAATCCTGAAATTGCAATTTGGTGTCCTTTCTGTAAAAATAACAATAAACAAAAACTTAAAATGATTGTTAATGTAGATAAACAATTATTCCATTGCTTTGTTTGTAATACAAAAGGAAAGAGCATTCCATTTTTAATTAAAAATATTAATGAAAATTATTATAATGAATCAAAAAACTTTTTTGTAGATAATTCAGTTCATATGAACAATGAATGGTCTGATTTATTAAATTTAATTTATGATAAACAAATTGAAGAAGTAGAAGTGCCTGTTGAAATACCTGAAGGATTTCTATTATGTGCTTTAAATAAAAACTCAATTGATCCAGACGTTAGAGATGTTATCAATTATGCATTGAACAGAGGTTGTACTGAACATAAAATGTGGTTGTTACGATTAGGAGTCAGTACTCATCCTAAATTCAGAAGATCATTAATAATTCCTTCTTTAGATGAAAATGGTGAAATTAATTTTTATACATGCAGAAGAATTGATGCTAGCACAAATGACATGTCAAAATATATTAACTGTCATGCAAGTAGAGTAAAGATTATTTTTAATGACATTAATATAAATTGGAAAAAACCATTGACAATTGTTGAAGGTCCATTAGATTTATTAAAGACAAACGATAATGCAACATGCTTATTAGGAAGTTCATTGCCTAGAGATAGTGCATTATTTAGAAAAATAGTAAAAAATCAAACTCCTGTAATATTAGCATTAGATCATGATGCATATAATAAATCATTAAAGATTGCTGATGATTTAATGAAATATAATATTGATGTAAGCATAATTGATACATCAAGTGAAAAAGATGTAGGTGATATGTCTTTGGAAACATTTCAACAATTATACAAAGAATCTTGTAAACTTGATGAAAATGTATTATTATTAAACAAGATCTCTCTAATTTAATTTTAGTTATAAAGGAAACTTATGACTTTTAAATGTATTCATATTTCTGATATTCACTTTCGTGGTCTTAAAAGACACGATGAATATAGAACCGTATTTAATGAGTTTTTTGATAAAGCTAAAGAATTAAATCCTGACATTATTTTTGTAGGTGGAGATATTGTCCATTCAAAAACGCAAGGTATTTCACCTGAATTAATCAATATTTTAAATTGGTGGTTCACTGGTTTAGCTTCAATTGCACCTACACATATCATTTTAGGTAATCATGATGGTTTAATTTTAAATCAAAACAGAATGGATGCTATAACACCTATTATTGAAGCATTAAATAATCCAAGACTATTTCTATACAAGAAGAGTGGTGTCTATCCAACAGGTATTTCAGGCTTTAATTGGTGTGTATTTAGCTGTTTCGATGAAGAAGGCTGGAAAAATGTTAAGCCTGTTGAAAATGAAATTAATATTGCAACATTCCACGGTTCAGTATTAGGTAGCTTAACTGATTCAGATTGGGAATTAGAAGGTGAAGTTAATTTAAAGTTTTTTGAGGATTATGAATTTGGATTCTTAGGTGATATTCATAAGAAGCAATATCTGGATTTTGAAAAAAGAGTAGCATATCCTGGTTCAACAATTCAACAAAATTATGGTGAAGAATTTGATAAAGGATTTTTATTCTGGGAAATCAATAGTAAATGGGATTATAAATCAACATTTTATAAATTGAATAATCCAAATCCTTATGTTACCATTAATTGGCAGGATAATGTAGATAACACAATTGAAGAAATTATTAAATATCCAGATAATTCACGTTTTAGAATCAAATCTGATTTAGCTTTGAATCAAGGTGAAATTAAATTAATTACATCATTTCTTAAAGAAAAGAAAAAAGCAAAAGAGATTATTTTTAAAAATGATGGTATTGATCAAAGTATTAAGTTTATTGAGGAGACTCGTAAAAACTTTAATATTTGGAATGAAGAATCAAGAAATTCAATGTTGAAGAATTATTTTAAGGATTCTTTAAATGATAATCAATTTGTAAAGATATCAACATTGTTTAAAGAAGCATTGGATCATTTACCAGAAGAGCAGAATAGAAAACCAACAAATTGGTCAATTAAATCATTAGAATTCAGTAATACATTTTCTTATGGTGAAGATAATTTAATCAATTTTGATAATTTAAATGGAATTATTGGTGTTTTTGGTAAAAATGCAGCTGGTAAATCATCAATTCCAGGAACATTGATGTATAATTTATTTAATGGTACTGATCGTGGTAATATCAAAAATATCCATGTTATTAATACCAGAAAAGAAAAATGTGATACAAAATCAATTATTGAAGTAAATAATCAAAAATATCAAATTGAAAGAAATACAAAGAAAATACCTATCAAGAAGAAAGTAAATGACTTTTATTCACCAACTGAATTGCAATTGCATAGATTGAATGAAAATGGTGACATTGTGAATGAAAGTGATGAACAAAGACGTGAAACTGAAAAGGTATTACGAGAATTGATTGGAACATCAGATGAATTCTTAATGACTTCTTTTGCATCTCAGGGTAATATTAATTCATTTATTAATGAAAAAAGTGGATCAAGAAAACATTATTTATCAAAGTTTATGAATCTTGATATCTTTGAAGAATTAAGTAGAATTGCAAAAGATAAATCTAATGAAATTAAAGGTCAATTAAAGCAATATCAAGAAAAGAATTGGAATTCTTTAAAAGAAGATACAAATAAGAAGATTGAGACATCAAAAAATAAGATTTTAACAATAAATGAAGATTTAAACGAATTAAATAAAAAAGAAATTGATTTAACAATTCAGATTCAAAATACAAAAAATAAGAATAAAGAAGTAGAAGAATTTCATGAATTAGAATTAAATCTAAATAGATTTGAAAGTATTCTAAATAAAGAAAATAGTAATTTAAGAGAAGTTGAATCAAATATTGATGAATTAAATACAAAAATTAATAAATTTGAAAATTTAAAAACACAATTTAATGTAGAAGATTTAAGAAATGAAAAAGAAAGATTATTACAATTAAAATCACAATTGACAATTAATGCAAATGAAATTGAACAAGCTAAAAAAGAATTTAAAAGAAAAAAAGAAGCAAAAGAATTATTAAATAGTGTACCCTGTGGTGATTTATTTCCAAATTGTAAATTTATCAAAAAGGCATATGAAGATTTTAATGCATTAGACAATAATGAAGATAAGATCGTTGAACTTGAAAAAACAACAAAAGAAATTATAAAAATCTGTAATGACTTAGAAAAAGAACAATTAGATGACAAGATTAAAAAGATTGAAGAATTCTCATTAAAGAATAAAGAAAACATATTAAAGGTCGAAAATTTAAATCATAAGAAAGAAATAATTTTAGACAAAATAAAATCGACAAATGAAAATATTGATCAAATAAAATCAAAACTAAGTAAACTTCAAAAAGATTCAGTAAATATTTATGATGAAATTCAAAATATGGAAATTCAGTTAAAGGGAATTACAAAGGAAAAAAATCAAAAAAACACTGAATTATCATCATTAAATGGAAACATTTTATATTTGTCAAAGTTGATTCAAGATTATGCCGATGAAGAAAAAAGATATTTTGAAATAATTGAAACATGGAAATTACATGAATCTTTTATTAATTGTTTATCTAAAAAAGGTATTCCATCAATGTTGATCAAAGAGATGCTACCATCTCTAAACAAGGAAATTAAGGACATTTTGAATGGTGTATCTGATTTTACAGTGGATATTGAAATTTTAGATGATGATTTAGAAGTTTATTTAAATTATGGTGGAGATCAAAGAAGAATAATTGAATGTGCATCAGGCATGGAGAAAATGATTACATCTTTGGCAATTCGTGTAGGATTGATCAATATTAGTAATTTACCTAAATCAAATATTTTTATAATTGATGAAGGTTTTGGAGCACTTGATGAAACAAATATAGAAGCATGTGTTAGATTATTAGAAGGCTTTAAAAAGTATTTCAAGACAATATTGATTATATCACACGTTGATGCAATTAAAGATATTGTTGAGGACACACTGAATATTGAATCAAATGGAAAGGATGCATATGTTAGATTTGAATAGAAAATGGAGTAGATTAGATAATAATAATGAGGAGCTTGAATCGGATGATTTTAGAATTATTAGACCTACAAATGATGTTATTACACCTGTTGAATGTCCAGAATGCTCCAGTTTATTTAGAAACGTCGAAGATATAGATTCATATAAAAATTATAAAATGTGTTCAGAGTGTTATCAGGATAATTATCATAAAATAAATAAAAGTACCAATAATAATTAATAATAAATTAAATTGAGGTTTATAAATGAATATTGCACATTCACATGCATTAGGTCCATTAATTGATAATGTTTTTCATAATACAAGCGATGGTTCAAGAAAAGTAACTGCGAAGTTATTAGGAAATAGATTGGTATTAACATTTCAGTCAATTGTTAATTTTTCCAGAGAAGATGGTTTGCATGTACAAACAAGAGGTTGTCGTCAAGAAGGTACAACATTAATTAATGATAGAGTTAAATTGATTAAAGCCGGCTTTAAAGAAGCAACAAGCAAATCTTTAAAAATATCAAAAACTTCTGAAAATGATTTATTTGAAACTATTACAACTAGTCCTTATTCACATAGAAGAATTATTAAATATATTTTAAATATAGAATTTGAAATAGCGGACTAAATAAATGAGTGGTGTTTCTACACGACAACAACAAATTAATGAAATAGTTAAATGTGGTAAAGACGCAGTCTATTTTATTAATAAATATCTTAAAATTGAACACCCTACAAAAGGGTTATTGCCATTTGACACATATCCATTTCAGGATGATTGTATTAAAGATTTTAATGATCATCGTTTTAATATTATTCTTAAAAGTCGTCAATTAGGTATATCAACAATTACTGCTGCATATTCAATATGGTTAGCCTTGTTTTATAAGCAAAAGAACATATTGGTTATTGCTACTAAAATGGCTGTTGCACAAAACTTTGTAAAGAAAGTAAAGGTTGCAATAGCTAATTTACCACCATGGCTTGTTCTTTCAAAAATGTCTGCAAATAATAAGCAACAGGTTGTTTTTGAAAATGGTTCATCAATTAAAGCGATTCCTACATCTGAAGATGCTGGTCGTTCTGAAGCTTTGTCTCTATTGATTATTGATGAAGCTGCATTTATTAGAAACTTTGATGAAATATGGACAGGTCTTTATCCTACATTGTCAACTGGTGGTAGAGCTATTATTTTATCTACCCCTAACGGTGTTGGTGGTCAATATTACGATTTATGGGTAGGTGCTGAACAAAAGACAAATGAGTTTAATCCTATTAAATTAAGTTGGAATGTGCATCCTGAAAGAGATCAAGCATGGTTTGAAAATGAAACAAAAAACATGTCTGACAAACAGATTGCACAAGAGTTGTTATGCGACTTTGCAGCATCAGGTGAAACATTTTTACAGAACGAATCAATTGAATATGTTCGAACAATGACTCGATTTCCTTTAGAAATGACTGGTCCTGATAGTGAAGTATGGGTTTGGCGATATCCAAGAGAAGGTCATAAATATGTAATGTCAGCAGACGTTTCACGTGGTGATGGTGGAGATTATAGTGTCTTTCATATCTTTAATGTTGATACAAAATCTGTTGATGTTGAATACAAGGGTAAAATAGCACCTGATAAATTTGCGCAACTTTTATATGAATGGGCAAGGAAATACAATAAGGCTTTAGTTTGTCCTGAAAATAATACTTATGGATATGTTGTTTTGACTCGTTTAAATGATTTAAATTATCAGAATATATATTTTGAAAATGATCGTTTAAAATATGAATATTTGTATTCAATGGACAAATCTGAATTAGTTGCAAAAGGTGGATTCTCTACACAGGCAAATAGTAGAAATAAGATATTGACAAATTTTGAGGAAGCAATTCGTAATAGAAGAATTGAAATTAATTCTACAAGATTTTTTGATGAATTAAAAACTTTTGTGTGGTTAGGTAATAAACCATCAGCAATGAAAGGCAATAACGACGATTGTATTATGTCATTTGCAATAGGATTATGGATAACTGATAAATATGGGGCAAACATGAGCTCGGGTGAATCTACAATTGCAAATGAAATGGTAAAGGCTATGAAAGTAAATACAAACACTACTGATAGTAGTATAATTAGTCCATGGTATAATAATAAGTTTGCAAATGGATTTAATCCTTTTTTACCTGTAATGACTTCTGATAGTATAATTGATTCACCAAATGCTAATAAAAATAAAGCAATAGGTGACTTTTCCTGGTTGGTTAGATAAAAATATTTATAAAAAACAAATAATTCATATAATTTATTTTATATAATATTTGAGAAAAATGAATAATGTCTGAGAGTAAAAGTTTATTTAAAAAACTGACCGATTTGTTTCGATCAGGCCCGACTATTCGTAGGAAAGTTAAAGCATATCAAAATAAAGCTCCTGGTAGTCCATCCAGTTTAGATTTATTTAGAAAAGCACACAGTGATGTTTATAATTCAACAATTTCAGCTTACGGTTCATATGATCGTATGGCTCGTTATTCTGATTTTAGTGAAATGGATTCTACTCCTGAAATCTGTAGTGCTTTAGACATATATGCAGAAGAAACAGTATCACCTGATGCTGATGGTGGTGTTTTACATATCTATTCAGAAAATAGAAAAATCAAACAAATTTTGGATAATCTATTTTATGATGTGTTAAACGTTGAATTTAATTTGGTTATGTGGATTAGAAATTTATGTAAATATGGCGATTTCTTTCTGTTTAATGATATATCTCCTGAATATGGTGTGATTAATGTTTTTCCTATTCCAATTGCTGAAATTGAACGTGAAGAAGGCTTTGATCCAGAAGATCCAGGTTCTGTTCGTTTTCGTTGGATTACACAAGGCAATAGAATTTTAGAAAATTGGCAAATTACACATTTTCGTCTATTAGGTAATGATGCATTCTTGCCATATGGTTCATCAGTGTTAGAAGGTGCTCGTCGTATTTGGCGTCAATTGATTCTTATTGAAGATGCGATGCTTGTTTATCGTGTTATTCGTGCTCCTGAAAGACGTGTATTTTATATTGATGTTGGTAATATTCCTCCTGAAAATGTAGGTGATTATCTTCAACAGGCACAAACAGCTTTAAAGAGAAATGCAGTTGTAGATAAAACAACAGGTAAAGTAGATTTAAGATATAATCCATTATCAGTTGATGAAGATTATTTCTTACCTGTTCGTGGTGGTGATACTGGTACTAAAATTGATACATTGGCAGGTGGTCAAAATACATCAGCAATTGAAGATGTTGAATACATTCAAAAGAAATTGTTTTCAGCATTGAAGGTTCCAAAGGCTTATTTAGGTTATGATGAAGAAATTGGTGCAAAGGCAACATTAGCACAAGAAGATATTCGTTTT